GAGCGAGACGGTGCCGTCGTCGTTGTGGCTGACGGTCCACTGCTCCCACGGCCCGGCCTCGACGCGATCGGCCATGACTTCGCGCCCGCCGCCGCCCTCGGCGCAAAGGTAATACCCGAGCGAACTCTTCAAGGTCGTGACGACGGGATCGCGGGTCATGGGATCAGCCCTTTCCGTTTGTGCGACTCCGCGACGAGCGCCGCGGCCTTGTCAAAGATGTCGAACGACGACGCGCCGGTCCCCGCGATCACGATCGCCGCGGCGTAGAAGTCCAAGAGCGTGATCGCGTCGGGATCGATCGTCTTCTCCAGCCGGAGGCGCGGCGGCGGCGGCGGCGTGCGCGCGTCGCTCACGACGAGCCCCCGACAATCGGCCCGCCGGCCACCAGGCGCCGGAGCGTGTCCTCGAGCGAGAACCGGACGCTCGACGCCTTCACGCTGTAGCGCGGCGGAAGCCCTGGCGCGATCCCGATCTCGGTGATCGTCACCTCCTGGATCGTCAGGGTCGCGACGATGGCGGGCGAGGCGAGATCGATGTCGACGGTCTTCCCCGACTTGGTGTTGAGGTCGCGCGTCGCATAGGCGACGGTCACGATCGGCCGCGCGAAGAGTTTGAGGTCGGCATCACACCGTGCCGTCAGGGCCTCGAGGCCGCGCCCCGTGTCCACGATCAGGAATTCCACAATCCCATCCCCGCCCGTGCGGGCCGCGTGTTCAGCTTGCGCGAGGAGGTCGTCGCGCTGGACCCAGATGCTGACGGCGGAACCCTTGAGCGTCGCCTTCACGATCCCGGTGACGCCGACGAGCATCGGCGACGGGATCGCCTGTTGGCCGTAGAGGACGGTCGTCGTGATCGCGCCGGCGCCCGTGGGCGGGATGCCGGTCAGGGTCTGCCCGCTGATCGCGCTGTAGCGCACGACCTGGCCGCCGGCGAGGATCACCCAGCCGCCGCCCGCGCGGAAGGTCGCCGCCGCGGCGACGGGGAGCACCGTCGATCCGGGGTTGACCTGGCCGTTCGGCTGCTGCAGCCCGGACGTGTCCGCGATCGGCTCGACAGGTTGGGCGGCGAGCGCGGCATCGGCGATCGTGATCGTCACGCTGGTCGTCAGGTTGTCGTTGACGACGAGCGCGAGTTTCCGGACGCTGCTGCCGACCGGGGACATGTAGAGCTCGCGCGCCGTGACGGCCGAGGCGCCGCGCGGGATCGTGGCGACGATTTGATTACCGACCGCGGTCGGTGTCGACAAGGCCGCCGCGCCGAGCGCACTATTCGCGACGGCGTCGGTAAAGGTGGTCCCGGTGTTATTCGCGATCGTCGTGACGAGACGAAACGATCCCGCGCCATTAAAGCGGCGATAGAGGTTTCTGGCGGTGACGCCGGCCGGGCCGATCGGAATGCTCGAGACCGGAATCCGCTGGACCGCCGTGCCGGTCGTGTTCGCCGTCGGGGCGTCGGCGCCGAGCGCGCTGTTCGGTTTGGTGTCGAGGTAGGTCGTCGTCGTGTTATCGGGAATCGTCGCGTTGAATTTGAAGGTCCCGACGCCACCGATGCCCGAGCGCCTGTAGATTTTGCGGGCCGTCGTGCCGGCCGGGCCGGTCGGGACGAGGGTGAGATTGATACTCCTATTCGGCGCCGCCACTTGATAGGCCACACTTTGTCCCCCGGGCGTCGTTTCCCCATTCGCGTTCACGAGCGTCGTGACGTACTCGTGATAGCCATCATCGAGGCTGCCGCCCGCGCTCGGCAGAGCGGCGACCGTCGTCCCCGGCGGGGCGAGTTCGCCGACGGTCGCCGACGTAGAGACGGCGTTGCTGATCGGCGACGGCAGCGTTTCCCCGAAGCTCGTCACGAACGACGCCGCGTAGTCGTGCGACCCCTGATCGGGGCCGGTGCCACTGGTCGCCGCGCCGGCCGCGGGCGCGGTCGTGGGCGGCGGGAACACCGGCACGTCGATCGCGGCGGCCGGCCCGGCGAGGGATTTCCCGGCCGCGGTGATGAACACGACCGACACGTCGTGATGCCCATTCGTGACGCCGGCGCCGGGCGCAATCCCCAGGACCGGGGCGATCGTCGGGCCGGCGCCCGGGCCGACCAGCGTCCCGCCGCCCTTCAGCTCGACGCTCGTATAGGCGACTTTCTCCGACTGGGCGCCGTCCGCGGTCGTCGCCAGGATGGCCAGGCCGCCCAGCGGCGGAAACTGCGTGCCGTCCTGGATCGGGACCAGGCTCTCGCCGGGCGCGACATCGGCCGGGATCCGTTCCCCGTAGCCCCGCCCATAGACGCGCGTTCGAAGTTGGGAACTATCGGTATCGCTCGTGATCGGCGGCGAGGCGAGAAAGCGATGCGTCTCGTCGATCGGTTGCGGCGGGTTGGCCGTGTCGCTGATGAAGAGATAGACCGTGTGATCGTCGACCTTGCAGTAGCCGCCGACGGCCGTCGCCAGCCGCGCCAGGCACGCGATGAACGTGTCCGCGCCGTCGAAGACGATCGTCACGGGCGGGAGGCCGAGCGCGATCCCGGCCGCCGAGAACCCGGGCGCAAAGGTCGCCGTCAGGCTCTGCGCGATCTCGGTCGCGGAGGCCCCGATCCAGGTGCCGAAGGGGCGGCGCGCATTCGCGGCGGCGGTGTCGTCGATCGCCGTGACGTGCCAGGCGAGCTGCGTGGGCTTCGACTCATAGGAGGCGTCGACCGTCTGGACCGCGCCGGCGAACAAGAGCCGGTTACCCATGACGACGCGCACCGACTGGCCGATGGCCGGCGCCGTGCCTTCGATCGTGAACGTGCACGTATTCGGGGCATCGTTCAGGATGTCGCGAATGGTGACGCCCGCGAGCCGGACGCGGCCGGTGACGGGCACACCGTCAATCGCGATCCCGGGCGTCGTGATGATCGGGACGACCAGGTCGCCGCGCGCCGTGATCGTGATCGTGGCGGCGGCGGTGAAATGTGTCGGCGGCAGCGCCGCGGACGCGGTGAGGCTGATCGTGACATTCGCGGCGAGGTTGATCGCGGCCGCGGTGACCTTGACGAGGCCACCGGCAAACGGCCCGCTCGCGAAAAAGATCCCGCCAAACATCTAGCGCTCTACCACTGGAAACTGAACAGCCGGAAGGTGTGCTGCCCGGTCGTCGTCGGCGCGCGCTGGAAGTAACACGCCCCGCCCGCGACGACGAGCGCCGGGACGGGGGCCGAGAGCGTTTGCGCGACGACATTGGTCGAGGCGACGAAGATCGGCGAGGTTGGGAAATTCGGCATGTAGTGGATCGGCAGCCAGAGCGAGCCCTCCATCCCGACGCTCGAGAACGACGCCGGCCAGATGACGACGCTCATCGCCGGGACCGCGGCCGCGAGGTCTGCGAGGACCGCGTGATTGACGCCCGCCGCGATCACCGCGGGGTCGATCGGCTTGCGGGTGACGAGCCGATCCTGCGCGACGAACGGGATGAGGTTGCTGGAGGCGTCGTTGTAGACAAAGCTGATCCGGCAGCGCTGGTCATAGCCCGCCGGCATCGTCACGGGCTGTTCGTTCTGGGTGCTGTACTGGCGAAAGAGATAGTCGGTCGTGCCCTGGGCGAGCCACGACGTGGTTTTGTTGCTGCCTGTGCCGCCCGCATAGGGCGGCGCGGACGCATCACTCCGCCAGCAGATGGTGTCCGTGGAGCTCGGCGTCCAATCCCCCTTGACGACGATCTGGTAGGGCGTCCCGGCGGTCAGCGTCGCCGGCGTCCGGAACTGGAACCGGATCCACTGCGCAACCGTCGCGACGCCGGCGGCGTCGAGCTTGTCCGAGGTCGCGAGCACCGTATCCGTCGGGAGGCCGCCGCTCGAGGTTTGCAGCTCGACCCAAATGCGCCCCGTGCCGACGACGCCGAGGCGCTGCAGGTTGAGATCGATCAGCTGACACGGGCCGGTGAGCGCCGGCGTGATGCCCTGGCCGATGGCGACGCGGGCGCCCTCGAGGATCTGGAGTTGCCCGTCGTCGCCAGTCGCGAGGTTCTGATCGAGCGTGTAACTGCGCGCCAGGTGAAAGAGCAGACTCCGGGTGTTGTCGACGGACTTCCGGATCGCGTGCACTTCATACCAGGCCGACGCGACCTCGGCGCCGGTGTCGAGCCCGCCGGCGCCCGCCGCCGTCAAGGCCGCCGTCTGCCCCGCCCAGTCGGGAACGTATTCGCCGTCATGCATCGTGATCCCATCGGCGCGCGACAACAGCACCGACGACGGCGCCAGCGACAGATCGGGGTTGGGCTCGAGCCGCAGGCCGCGGAAGAATTCGCGGAGGCCGAGCTTCTCGACATCGGTGATCGTCTTCGCGGTAATCGTCGCGGCGATGAGATCCCCGGGGAGGATCGCGCGCGCGGTCGTCCCTTCCTGGGCGCGGACGATCGTGAAGGTGTTGACCGCGATCGCCGTGACGCGGACGACTTCCGCCGTCAGCGGGGTCGGGATCGCATCCGCCGGCCAGACCGTCGCATTGAACGGGACCGCGGGGAAGCGCGCGCCCTCGCCCGCCGTCACCGTCAGCGTGGTCCCCGAGCTCGCCGGGCTGGGCGGCGTCGTGACGGTCGAGATCGCGAGGTTTGCGTGCGCGTCAAACGGCATGGTTTAGGCCACCGTCACGGTGAGCGAGTTCGCGGGGAAGCGCGGCGCCGGGTCGCCGTTCAGGATGTCGCGCCCGGCGACGAGCGGACCCCAGACGAGCGGGTTGCCTCCGGTCGCGGCGTCGAAGATCGCAAAGTGGGTGACGGTGCCCCAGGCCGCCGACGGGACCGGGAACGTGATCACCGCGGCGTTGGCCGTCACGCCGCCCGTCCCGCTCGAGGCGCCGCTCGTGCCGCCCTGGGTCGCGGCCCAGTTGAGATCGCCCGGCGGGACATTCACGCGCCCATACCCGCCGCCCGCGACTTCGGTCCCGCCGCCGGCATCACTCGGCGCCGCGGTGAAGAGCCCGACCCAGAGCGCCGCGGGTTTCGCGAGCGCCGCGGTGCGGAACAGATGATCGACGAGTTTGTTCTCGAGGTAATTGGTCGCGTTCGCCATGCCGTTATGCCGTCCCTAACTGCGTGCCGGCGCGCACTTGCCGCATGATGAGATCGGCGACGCGGCGCGCGAGATTCGATTCCGAGTCGACCAGGTTGAAGACGTTCGAAATGTTCGCGCCCAGGCCGCCCTTCGGGAAGACCGAGGTGCCCGCGGGGAGATTGGCGAGCACTTCGCCGCCGTGGACCTTCGCGAGGCCGCCGCCGAAGTTCTCAATGCCGGAGGCGAAGCTGGGCGCAAACGCGCCGCTCGTCCCGCCGAGCCCGCCTCCCGACAGCACGTCGGCGACCCGATTGAGTTGCCCCGAGGTGGTAAAGAGCGAGTTCTCGTTGAGGATCGCATTCGCGCGATTTGTCGCCGCCATCAGCGCCAGCCAGCCCTTGACGCCGTCCGAGGTGATCTCCACTTGTTGCGCGACGGCCTGGTAGCCGGCGACCGTTTGCGCCGTCCCCTCCGCGGCGGCCGCGCCGGCCTCGGTGTGGGCTTCGGCCATCCCGCCAAACGACGCGATCAACTTCTGGTTCTCGACGTCGAGCGCGGCCGATTCCGTCGCGAGGGTCTTGTCGAAGTCCGCCGCGGATTTATTGACCGCGGCGATCTCGCCCATCTGTTTCACGTAGCCGGCCCCGGCCTCGAGCTTCTTGTTCTGGATGACGAGTTGTTCCTCGTCGAACTTGGCGCGGTCGGCCATCAGCCGCGCGTCGCGCTCCATCAGGTCGACGCCGGCCTGGTTCGCTTTCTGGCGCGCCGCCGCGGCGTCGAGCTCCTTCTGGCGCTCGGCGTTCAACTTCGCCTGGGCCGCCGTGGCCTTGTCGGTTTCCGTCGCGAGCAGCGTCAGCGTGTTGGCGTGAATGCCGTACTTGTTGGTGAGCTGCTCGGTCGTCGCGCCCGCCTCTTGCGCGATCGCGATCTCGGTCTTCTGCGCGTCGGTGAGGTTGCGCAGTTCGCGGTAACTGTCGGCGAGCTTGTCGCGCCAGTTGATCTGCGCGTCGGCGTTCTTGGTGTTTTGCGCCGCGATGAACTTCAGGGACTCCGTGTAGTCGAGGCCGTGCTTGGCCCCCATCTCCAGGGCTTTGTTGATAATGACCTGCTCGCCGGCCGCCTTGGTCATGAGCGGCGCGACGCCCATGAGCGACGCCGCGAGGTTCTCGACGACGGTCGAGGCGCCGGTCATCTCGTCGATCCACGTGCCGATCTTCCAGCCGGTCAGGGCCGCGCCGACCGCGAGGCCCGCCGTCCCGAGCAAGCCCAGCTCGGTCGTCGTCTTGCCGGCGGCGTTGGCGATGTCTTCCAGGCCCTTGACCTGCGGGCCGATGTTGATCCCCGCGGCCTGCAGGATGCCGTCGAATTGCTTGTAGCTACTCGTCAGGGTGTTGACCTCGCCGCCCGTCTCCGCGACCGCGGTCCCAAGGTCCTGGATCTTCCCGCCCGACGCCCCGATCTTGTCGAGCATCTGCTCCTGCGTTTGCGTCATCAGCCGGAGCGAGCTGTTCGTCTTCTCGGCGCCGCTCTCCAGCCCTTCGAGGTTTTTGGTCGAGGTCTGGACGGCCTTATCGAAGCTGGAGAAGTCCGCGGTGAAGACGCCGGTGACGGCCATTCGTCAGCCCTCCGCCTGTTCCTGCTCACGCACGAGCTCCTCAACGAGCAGTTGATGCACGTCGGCGTCGAGGTCGCGGACCCATTCGTAGCGCCAGCCGAAGCGCCGCGCGATCACGAGGTCCGAGATCACGCCGGCCCGCCAGTCAGGATTTTTTTTTGATCGTCGCGCTCCGCGACCATCGCCTTCTCGTGGGCCTCGATCGCCTGCTGGATCTCATTGAAGGAGACCGGGTCGAGCTGGTTGAGGACCTGGTGCAGGTCGGCCGCCGAGAGGTCGCGGATCGGCACGAGCTGCCCGGCGTCGTCCTTCAGGTTCCAGTCGAGCAGATACGCGATCACCAGGCCCACGTCGATCATCAGGAGATTCCGATGCACCTGGCCCATTGGCCCCTGCGTATACATCCGCGCGAATTGCTCGCGCTGCTCGCCGGCGGTCAGCCGCGCGCGCACGATCAACGAATCGCCATTGGCGAGCGTCAGCGTGCGCGTCTCGGGTCGGACAAATCGCGACATCAATAGTCCTCACGCGGCCCGAGGGTCGCCGTCATCCGGTCCCCCTCGATCCGAAACTCCTCAATCTGAAACAGCCAGCGCTGCTCTTTGACGACCGTCACGAACAAGAGCGGACGTTGCGCCATCTTGAACTTGTCCGAGCCGACGATCCGCGCCGAGAGGGTCCACTTGGGACGCACGCCCGGCCGCGGCGGCTGCTGCAACACCGTCCAGCCCTCGACGCCGGCGGCGACGTAATACGCCCAGCGGATCTGGGCCTCGCGACCGCGGATATATCTCGGGCGCTCCACGACTCAGGGGATCGCCGGCTCCATCGCCCACGGCCCCGCGGCGTCGAACTTCGACGCCCAGGTCACGGCCCCTTTGGCCGAGACCGAGAGCGACCCGTCGAGGTTCGCGAGCCCCTTAAAGAGGAAGGTCGGCTCCCGCGTGTCGGGGATCAGATGCACCATCGCCGCGACGTCGCCGAAGATCACCGCGAAGAGCTGCTCGGGCGTCGTCGCCGAATCCCAGCAGCCGGTCATCGTGCCGGAATAACTCGGCAGGCCGAGGACCGATTGCTTGTTGGTGTCCTGGAAGCACGTCACATCGACGCGGTCTTTCGACAGGTCGAGATCCCAGGTATCGGTCGACGCGAGCGTGACGACGGTCGCGCCGCCCGTCGGGTCGAGCATCACGTCGCCCTTCTTGCCATGAATGCGAGCCATAACTCAGAGTCCTTTCCTAGGTGACATCAAAGACGCGGCACGTCGGCGTGAAGTCCGACGGGAGCCCGGTCGTCGTCGGGCTCACGAAGATCTCGTAGTCCCCGCCGGCAATCTGCCAGCGGATGTCGTTATCGATCGCGTCGACCTCGGTGAACTTGACCCGATCGACCCGCGTCGTCGCCATGTGCGTATACCCGTCGATCGGCGCGAGCGGCATCCAGTGCAAGAGTTGATGAATCTGGTACGCCGCCGCATTCGCATCCATGCCCGACGCTTCGAGCACGCGAGCCGTGATGCGATAGACGCATTGCTCGTACAGCGTCTCGCCGAAGCCTTCGACGTCCTCGTGCGTCAACTGCTGCACGATCACAAAGCGCGTCTTGTTCGACGGCGCGACGTCCTGGTAGACGCCGTCGGGCAGGAGCGTCTTGAGCGTCGCATCCGCCGACAGGGCGGCCACGAGCGCGGCATCGACGGCGGCCACATCAACCGCGGACATCGAGCCCCGCCTGTTCCACGATCCGCACCAGGTCCTCTTGCATCGCGCGGCGGCGGCGCACGACGACCGGGACGAAGATGTTTGCGCCCGGCATAAAGCCGCGGTTGTAGCCGAGCGCCGTCTGGCGCGTCTGCGTCCCGGTCTCGAAGAGCGTCGCGTGCGGCGCCGTCGATCGCACGACCCGCCGCACGGTATGCTCGCCGCGGGCGCCCTTGGTGCCGACCTTCACGCCGCGCCGGAGGTTGCCGGTGTCGCCTTCCGGATAGGCCGCCCGGATCTCCGCAGCGGCGGCCTCGGCCGACTCGGTGACAATCCCGGCCGCCTTCGCCGTGAGATCCGCGGGCAGGTTGAAGAGCGCGGCCTTCAGCTCGTCCAGGCCGATCCACGTCAGCTCGACGCTCATGGCGTCACCTGTTCAGCCGCGGTCAATTCCATGAAGATCCCGCGCTCGTCGGCCGTGCGCGTCCCGGTGATCGAATACGTCTTCCCGTTAAAGAGCATCCGCGTCTTGGTCGAGACGCCAGGGTGATAGCGCCCGCGGACGACGTGCGACCCGGTCGTGATGACACTGCTGCCGGCGCTCATCCGCTCCAAGTCATGCGCGGCGAGTGGGGCGATCTGCACGTGCCACGTCGGCGGCTGCAGGTCGGCCCACGTCTGTGTATAGCCGCCGACGCCGTCGGGGACCGGATCGCCCGGGTCCTGGAACGTCACGAGGTGCCGGAAGTCCCCGATCATGCGAGCGCCGGATCTCGGTAGCGCACCAGCAGCCGATCGATCGCCTGCCAGAGGCGCTCGTCGTTCTCTTCGTCGTCGCCGCGTTGTTCGTAGAGCCGGCCGAGCATCAACTTGATCGCCTGCGTGACAGGCCCGGGCGCGCTCGTCGGATCGGTCCAGCCGATCGCGGCGCCGTTCGCGCCCTTCAGGTAGTTCAGAATGACGTCTTCCGCCGCGTCGAGCGTGTCTTGGATCACGGCGTCCCCGGGGTCCCCCGGGGGCGTGGTGATATAGAGATGCGCCTTCGCTTGCGTCAGCGTGACGAGTTTCGCGGGCGCCGCCATTTACCGGGCGCCTTTCGCGTCACGGCCGCGCTTCACCATCAAGGTCCAGACGTGCGACCCGTCGCCGGGTTTCTCGACCGTCGCCTCGTTGCAGTGCCACGCGCCGCCCGCCCAGGTCACGACGTCGCCGATCGCATACGCCGCGGCGTCGACATAGACGCCGCGGTAGCGCATCCCGGGA